AAACACTGGTGGTGGAGGTGGCGGAGGTTCTGCCCCTAATCCTGGTTGTATGGGAGCAGGAGGTAATGGTGGTCCGGGAATAGTAATAATAAGGTATAGATATCAATAATTATGACAAGTAAAATTAAAGTAGATAATATAAATAAAGTTTCAGATGATTCAAACATCATCAAAAAATGTGGTACGACAATTACACTTGGTGCAAGTGGCGATACGGTTAACTTAGCAAGTGGTGCATCACAATCAGGTTTTGGTAGATCCGGTTCTGTTAATTGGCAAACAGCATCAATTAAAACAGGAACTTTTTCAGCAACTGATGGTGAAGGTTATTTTGTAGATACATCAAGTGGAGCCGCAACGGCAAACTTACCAGCAGGTTCTGCTGGCGCTATTGTAGCATTCTCAGACTATACAAGAACTTGGGATAATAATAGTTTAACCGTTTCACCCAACGGAACAGAAAAAATTGGTGGCGTAGCCCAGGACGCAACTTTAAATACCACTGGTCAATCAGCAACTTTTGTTTATGTAGATGCGACTGAAGGTTGGATAAATGTTCAAGAAACTTCTAATTCTGTTACTGGATTAAATCCTTATGTAACAGCTTCAGTTTCTGGAGCGTGTAATACTTTAACACCTTCAGGTGATTATATGATTGCAAAATTTGTTAGCCCCGGCACTTTCTGTGTATCATCAGGAGGAGGTGCAGCACCTTGTAGTGGAACAGGTTCTAATTTAGTAGATTATATGGTAGTTGCAGGTGGTGGCGGATCTGGTGGTAATTACAAACATATTCAAGGTGGTGGCGGTGGTGGTGGAGGAGGTTTTAGAGCTTCTCCTGGAACTGCTTCAGGAGGTTATGCAGCATCTCCATTAGGAGCAGCACCTGCTGTTGCTTTACCAGTTTCAATTACAGCTTATCCAATTACAGTGGGAGCAGGAGGATCTGGTGGAACTAAAAACGGTTGTGTTGTAGCCACATCAGGCGTTGATTCAATATTAGCTTTATCATCAACAATAACATCTACTGGTGGCGGTGGCGGTGGAAATCCTAGTGCTGGTCCAAATCCTAGTACAGGTTTGAATGGTGGTTCTGGTGGTGGAGGAGCTGGTAATGGTGGATCGGCTGGATCAGGAAATACCCCACCAACTAATCCATCACAAGGAAGTGCTGGAGGAAATGGTGCTGGAGGAGGAGCTACATTAGGTGGTTCTGGTGGAGGAGCAACAGGTGCCGGAAGCACAAGTCCAACTTGTGGAACCAGTCCAACAAATCCAAGCAGGGGAGCAGGAGCTACTTCTTGTATAACAGCTTCACCTGTAACTTATTCAAAAGGCGGAAGATATAATGATTGGAATCCAAGTAGTTGGACTCCAAAAGGAGCAGCAGGAGATAATACAGGAGATGGTGGAGATGCTCAAAATGCAGCACCAAGTCCAGTTACTCCCGATCCAGCAGGATATAATGGAGTTAATGGTGGTTCAGGTATAGTAGTAATAAGGTATAAAGTTCAAAATTAAAAATTATGAGTGAAATAAAAGTAAATAAATTAACACCAAGAACTAATTGTGGAACAACCACATTAGGAGACAGCGGAGATACAATTAATATCCCTGCAGGTGTAACGATTTCAAACAATGGTACAGCCACAGGTTTCGGCGCAACAGGTGCAGTTAACTGGGATGTAGCATCAATTAAAACAGTAGATTTTACAGCCGTATCAGGCGTAGGATATTTTGTAGATACAGCAACAACAGGAGCAGTAGAGGTAACTTTACCAGCAGCCCCAGCAGTGGGAGATGTAATTGGAGTTTCTGATTATGCAAACAATTTTGAGACAGCTAATTGTACATTAAATAGAAACAGTCTTAAGATTGGTGGTGCATCTATTAATGCAACTTTAAAAACAGACGGAGTAGCCGTTACATTAGTTTATGTAGATGTAACCAAAGGATGGATTGTAACAGATTCAGGAAATCAAAGTGATGCCGCTACACCAGAATATGTAGCAGCAACCGGTGGTTGTATTACTACTTGTGGAAATTATAAAATTCATACTTTTAATTCTCCAGCAACTTTTACAGTAAGTGCTGTAGGTAATTGTTCAGGTTCAAATACAGTAGATTATTTAGTTTTAGCTGGAGGAGGTGGTGGCGGCGATGGTTCAGGTGGATCTTCTGCTTCAGGTGGAGGCGGTGGAGCCGGGGGTTATAGAGAATCTCCAGGATCAGCGTCAGGTAATTATAGTGTCTCACCAAGAGGCACAGCCCCAGCAGTAGCTTTATCCGTAGCCGCAACAGGTTATCCAATAGTTATAGGTGGAGGTGGAGCAACAAATGTTGACGGAAATTTATCTTCTTTTAGTACAATTTCATCTGCGGGTGGAGGTAGAGGTGGTAATGGATCAGGTTCGCCTGTTCCAGGTAACGATGGTGGTTCTGGTGGTGGTGGAAATGGATCAGGTGGAGCTGGTGGAAATGGTAATGTACCTTCCGTAAGTCCTGCTCAAGGATTTAATGGAGCCCCTAGTCCAGGTGGTGGTGGTGGTGGCGCAGGTGGTGGTGGCGCAACAGCAGTTGGAACTACAGCACCAGGTGGTGCAGGTGGTGCAGGTGGAACTTCTTCAATTAATGGAACTCCAACGACAAGAGGAGCAGGTGGAACTGGAGCACCTCCAGGTTCAGTGGGAGCCGGAGCTTCTGCAGGCGCTAATACCGGAACTGGTGGAAATGGTGGAACTTATTTTGGTTATAGTGGTGGAACTGGTGGTCCTGGAGTAGTAATAATTAGATACCAATATCAATAATATTTATGTATTTACACAAATTTAAAATTCATATATAAGGAGAAACATATGGCACACTTTGCAAAAATAGGAATGAATGGAAAAGTTATCGCAGTATTAACTTGTGGTAATGGAGATATGCTTAACGCTGATGGCGTTGAAGATGAAAAAGTAGGACAACAATATTTAGAGAGACACAATAATTGGCCTGCTCAAATGTGGATTCAAACATCTTACAACACACAGGATAACCAACATAAACTAGGTGGAACACCTTTCAGAGGAAACTACGCAGGTGTAGGTTATGAGTGGGATGAAGATAATCAAATCTTTTGGCCTAAAAAACCTCACCCTTCTTGGGTAAAAGACACTGCAACTGCACAATGGAAATCACCAATTGGTGATCGTCCTGCATTAACTGCAGAACAAACTTCACAAAACGAAGCTGCTACTCATCTCTGGGGTTATAATTGGAATGAAGCTGGCCAATCTTGGGACTTGACAGATAATAAAGTATAAAATAAAAAGGTATGTGGTATGCACAAGAAAGTATTATCTGAAATAGATTTACATTATGGCACGATACATATGCCTAAAGGTTTTGAAATAGACCGAGACAAACTTCAATCCGATATTTTATCATCACAAATTAAAAATTCTAAATTTCCATTCTCAAGAGAATGGGATAAATTAAATACTTATATGCGAGAGCATATACGATTAGAGCACGGTTTTACTTTAATAAATAAAGAAACTTGGGGTAATATTTATAAACCTAAAGAAATTTCTATTCCTTTATTAAATATTGATCCAGTGGATCTTAGAAATTCTCCTGATTACACGTTTCTTTATGGAGTAAATGTTAAGGACTGTAGTGTTCGAATACATTATGATGCCAATAGAAGAGCGGGAAGAAGTTGGGATATACCATTAAAAAATAATGAGTTTGTTATGTTTCCTTCTACACAGATGTATTACATAACTAACAATCAAAAGGATTCTTTAAATTTTATACAAACTACTACTTATGAATTTATCTAATTATTTCTGGTATTTTAGTGGAGTACTTACTCCTAAATTTTGTGATGACGTTATTAACTATGCCTTATCTAAAGAAGAAACTATAGCGCGAACGGGAGGCTTTGAAAAAGAAAAATTAACAAAAGAAGATATTAAAAATATACAGAAGAAAAGAAAATCTGATTTAGTCTGGTTAAATGATACTTGGATATATAAAGAACTACACCCTTATGTTCATATGGCAAATAAAAATGCGGGGTGGAATTTTGAATGGAGTCGATCAGAGTCTTGTCAGTTTACAAAATATAAATTAAATCAATACTATGATTGGCATAACGATCCTTTTGATAAACCTTACCAAAGAAAAGAAGGTGATCCTGATAATGGAAAAATTAGAAAACTATCTATGACTTGTCAATTAACAGATGGGTCCGAATATACTGGTGGGGAATTAGAATTTGATTTTAGAAACTATGATCCTAATATGAGAGATGAAAGTAAACATATAAGAAGGGTACCGGAAATATTACCTAAAGGCTCTATCGTGGTATTTCCTTCACACTTGTGGCATAGAGTTAAACCAGTAACTAGAGGAACCAGATACTCACTTGTTGTATGGCATTTGGGATATCCATTTAAATAGTATGTATATAAATAATTATTTTGTAACACCTATATGGACTGAAATAAAAAAAGACTTTGTTAAGTCTTTGAACAAAGCATCTGATCCATATATTAAGGAAGCCAGAAAAACTAAAGAAGCTAAAGCCCATCTTAAAGCTCACGGAGATTTTGGAACGTCGTGGCACTCAACACAATTACTCGGGGACACTGAGTTTATGGATTTTAGAAATTATGTGGGTCAAAAATGTTGGGAGTTTTTAGATCACTCGGGATTTGATATGAGGAGGTATACAACTTTCTTTGAACAATGTTGGGTACAAGAGTTTGCTAAAAAAGGTGGAGGACATCATTCAGCGCACATACATTGGAACACTCACGTCAATGGTTTTTATTTTTTAAAAGCTAGTGAGCAAACTTCACACCCAGTTTTTCACGAACCGAGGACCGGTGCAAGAGCAACTAAATTACATATGAAAGATCAAAAAGGTATATGGCCCGGCACAGAACTAGTTAATTTTAAACCGGAACCGGGATTATTTATGTTTTTTCCTGGATATTTAGAACACGAATTTTCTGTGGATTATGGCAAAGCTCCATTTAGATTTATTCATTTTAATGTCTCCGCTGTATTAAAGGAGCACGCTAAAGATGTTTAAGGTAAAAAGCAGCTTTTTTAAAAAAGATAAATTTAATAAAATGAAATATATAATTACACACCCTAATTTTAATTGGTTTTTACAACACGGAGTTGTAAAAAACGAAAACAATATTTATTTTAGTCATATTTTTTATGACAATAAAGAAATAAAAAGTCCTTTTTATAAAGACATTATAATACCGTTTATTGATAAATTAAAAATTAAAAAATTATTAAGATCCAAATTAAATTTGTATCCTAAAACACATAAACCCATTGTTCACGGTTTTCATACAGATAGAACAGATAAACACAATGTTGCTTTATTTTATTTTAATACAAACAATGGTCAGACTTTATTTAACAATAAAAAAATAGAGTCTAAAGAAAATAAAGCTGTAGTATTTGATGGTTCCTTAGAGCACTCTAGCACCACTTGCACTGATCAACATTATAGAATTACTTTAAATATAAACTATGAGTTTTAAAAAAAATAAATATACAGTTATTCGTCAAGCAATATCTAAAGACCTAGCATCTTTTGTTGGTAATTATTTTTCTATGCAAAAACAAGTTTATGATACTTGTAAAGCTGCAAGATACTTTTCACCTTTTGAAAATATTATAGGTCATTATGAAAATAAAGATGAACAGATACCAGAAACTTATAGTCAGTATTCTAATATAGCTATGGAAACTTTAATGTTAAAATGCCAACCAGAAATGGAAAAGGTAACAGGATTAAAACTATATCCAGCTTATACTTATGCAAGAATTTATAAAAAAGGTGATGAATTAAAAAGACACAAAGATAGATTTAGTTGTGAGATATCAACTACTATGAATCTAAGTGGTGATGACTGGCCAATATATTTAAGTCCGAATGAAAATGTGGGTATACCTGATGGTAAAAAAATAACTACTATCAGCCAAGCAAAAGGTATTAAAGTAGATTTAAAACCAGGAGATATGCTGGTTTATTCTGGTTGTGAGCTAGAACATTGGAGAGAAAAATTTAAAGGGAAAGAATGTATTCAAGTATTTCTTCACTATAATAATAGAAAAACTCCGGGAGCTAAAGATAATATGTTCGATAAGCGCCC